CGAGGCATTGGCCCGGGACCAGCGCTCTCCAGAGGCGCGCGACGGGCAAACGTTGCCGCGGGGCCTCACCATCGCGGGCGCGACCGCCGAGATTCGCGTCGACGGCGTGCTCACGAAACGGCCCGACTTCCTGTCGATGTTTTTCGGTGGCGGCAACACGACGTACACCGGCATCCGGAACGCGCTCGCGGTGGCCGCGAACGATCCGAACGTCAAAACGATCGTGCTCGGCATCGATAGCCCCGGCGGCGAGGTTGATGGGCTCTTCGAGACGCTCGATGCCATCACCGCGATCCGCTCGAGTGGCAAGGCGATCCGCGTGCGCGCGGAGAGAGCGCAGTCGGCCGCATACGCCATCGCCGCCGTCGCCGGCGCGATCGAAGCGGTGAGCCGAGCCTCCACGTTCGGCAGCATCGGCATCGTTCAATCGTTTTTCGTCGACCCCGACATCGTCACGCTCACCAACACGGAATCGCCAAACAAGCGCCCCGATGTGACGACTGACGCGGGCAAGGCGGTCGTCGTCGAGTATCTCGACCAGATCAACGACGAATTCGTGCGCGCGATCGCGCGCGGCCGCGACGTCGACGCGAGCACCGTGACCCGAGACTATGGCCGAGGCGCGTCATTCACCGCGCCGAACGCACAGCGTCTCGGCATGATCGATAAGATCGCAACCACACCGCTGCGCGCGGTTAACAGCAAAGGCAGGGCGATGGCCACCAACGATGATACACCCGAAGAAACCCGCGCGGCTGCGGCAGCGAGCGAAGCCGCCGTGCAACGCGGCGTCATGCAAGAGCGCGACCGCGTGCTCGCGCACGTCACGTTCGGCGAGAGCTGCGGCGACATGAGCATCGCCCTCGAAGCGATTCGCTCGGGCGCCACCATGACGCAAGAGCTCACCGCGCGCTATCTGAGCGCGGGCATGAACCGGACCGATCGCGGCAAGCGGCAGGCCGAAGCGAACGACGCTGCGCGCGCCGTCTCTGGCACGGGCGCAAGCTCGGCCGACACCGACCTCGGCGACCAGGTCGTCGCGACCCTCACGGGATCCAACAGGAGCTTCATCCGTGGCTAACAGCACGATCGAAAACGTCGACCTTGGCAGCGTCGTGCTCGAGCTCGACGCGGCGCAAGACGCGACGTTGCGCAATTCGGACGCGGACGATCCGGCGACATTTGCCGAGGGCACAATCCTCGCCCGCAACTCGAGCACCCTGAAACTCGAACCGTACGATCCCGCCGGGTCGACCGGGCTCAACATCCCCGTGGCCGTGCTCACGTACGAGGTGGGGCCCCTCGCAGCGGTCACCGACGTGGGGGTGCGCGTGCTCATCGCCGGCAAGGTGAGCCAACGCCGGCTGAAGATCCACGGCGGCACCCCCATCACCGCCGCACACCTCGACTTGCTGCGCAGCTTCGGGATCATTCCGATCGACGTCGTGCAGCTCGGCAAATACGACAACCCCGCGTGAGGCGCGGCGACTCTCTCACACGACAAGAGCTGAACCATGAGCGACGCATCTACAATCAAGTTGATCGACATGTATCTCGAAGAGGCATCGGCGCCGATGTTTCTCTCGGGTTATTTCCGGTCGCCGCCCGAAAACTTCCACACGACGGAGGAAATCGAGTTCGACGTGCAACGCGACGATGAAAACGTCGCGATCGTGATCCAGGATCTCACCGTGGCGCCTCGGCACAACGAGGCAACGCTCTACACGAGCAAGCGCCTGAAGCCACCGATCTTCGATGAGGCGGGGCACATCTCGGCCTATGACATGATGAAGCGCCAAGCGGGGCAAAACCCGTTTGCGAGCCCCGACTATGCGGCGAATGCGCTGCGGCAAGCCTACGCGATCTTTCGACGCCTCGAGATGAAAATCCGGCGAGCCATCGAGCTCATGGCCTCGCAAGTCTTGCAGACCGGACAACTCACGCTCACCGACGCGGCCGGTAACGCGCAATACACGCTGAATTTCCAGCCGAAGGCGACGCACATCAAGACCGTTACGACGACGTGGGGGGTCGACGGTTCGACGGGTGATCCGCTCACCGACCTCGCTGCGCTCGCGGCAGTCGTGCGCGCCGACGGCAAGCAAGAGCCGAAACGGCTGATCTTCGGCGATAGCGCTTGGGCCCGCTTCCTCGCAAACGCGAAAGTGCAGAAAGCTCTCGACGTGCGGCGCATGGAGATCGGCAGCGTCGCCCCCGTTTCGCGCGGGCAAGGTGCCACGTTTCAGGGGTGGTGCTGGATCGGAAACTATCGCTTCGAGCTCTGGACGTACGACGGCTTTTACAAGCACCCGCAAACGGGGGTGCTCACGCCGTACGTGCATCCGGACAAAGTGATCATGCTCGGCGATGGTCGGCTCGACCTCACCTATGGGGCGATCCCGATCCTCGTGCCGCCGGATCAACGGGTCATGCCGTTTTTGCCGGCGCGAATCGCGGGGGTCGACCGCGGGCTCGACCTCACCACGAACGCGTGGGTGACGCCGGACAACAAGCATGTGATGGTGAGCGCGGGCACGCGGCCCCTCACCATCCCGACGGCCATCGACACGTTTGCGTGTCTGGACGTCACGGCCTGAGGCGGGGCGAGGGGCGACATGGGGCTCAGAGCGCAAGCGGCCATCGACGCGAGGGCGATTCTCGAAGACTCGGCTTCGGGTTTCGGTTGGCCGCTCACGCTCACCTCGCCCGCCGGCGCGGCAACGCTGCTCACCGGTTTTGCGACGGACGTTTCCGAGAGCGTCGATCCCGAGACGGCGGTGATCGTCTCGGGGCGACAAGCGTCCGTCACAATCTCGCTGCTTTCGCTCATCGGCGCGGGCGTCGAGCTGCCGACGGGGGTCGCCGAGAAGACCCGCCGGCCGTGGCTCGTCACGTTCGCCGACGTCGCGCTCGCGGCGCTCACCTGGAAAGTCGTCGAGGTCCTGCCCGATCGGGCGCTCGGCGTCGTGCGGCTCATTCTCGAGGCATACCGTGCCGGCCCTGATTGAGACGCTGCTCTCGACGCCCGACAACGTCGAGGTCGTGCGAGATCAGATCGCCGCTATTCTCACCGTCGAGATCGCCAAGCAAGGCGAGCTCGGACTCTCGCCCGTGCCGCGCGTGTTTGTCGAGCGGTCGAATCCGTGGGGGCAACTGCTCGAAGAGCCCGCGAACGAACAACCGATCATCAACGTTTGGTTCGACTCCGCGAGCTTCGACGGCTCGGCGTCGAGCATCACCGAGCGGCAGAAGTGTGATTGCACGTTCAACGTGGACGTCTATGCGTTCGGCACGAGCGGGGCCGAAGGCTCGGTCGGCCACGCGCCGGGCGACGAGCTCGCTGCGCTCGCGTGCCAACGCACGCTCAGGCTCGTACGGCAGATCCTCATGAGCGCGCACTACACCTATCTCGGGCTGCGCGGCACCGTATGGAAACGATGGCCGCAAACGCTCGGCATGTTTCGACCGGGCACCGATGATCGCAGCGCGCAAAACATCGTCGCGGGGCGCCTCGCCCTCGTGGTGACGTTCAACGAAATGTCACCGCAGATCGCGGGCGAGCCGCTCGAGACACTATCCATCGAAGTCAAAAGATCCGGGACGGGCGAGCTCTATCTCGCCGCTCAGTACCCGTCACCATAAGGAAAAGCGAAGCCATGGGAATTGACGCCTCTGCCGTTGCCCGCGTCGTCGGGATCGACACCCAGTACAAAGACCTCCGCGCCGGTGCCGCGCTGTTTCTTCCGCAGCACATTGCCATCATTGCGCAAGGTACGTCCGACGCGAACGGCGACTACCCGCTCACGCCTTACGACATCACCGGCGCGCAACAAGCCGCGGCGCGCTTCGGCTACGGCTCGCCGATTCATGAGGCCGCTCGAGAGCTCTACCCGGTCTCGGGGGGCGGTGTCGCGCCCGTGCGCGTGACGGTGTTTCCTTTGAACGACGACGCCGCCGGCGTTGCCGCCGCCGGCACCATCACGCCAAGCGGCGCGGCGACGGCCATCGCCACCTACTGGGCACGGATCGCGGGCATCCTGAGCGCGCCGTTTACGACAGCCACCGGAGACAGCGTAGCGACCATTTGCGACAAGATCGTTGCGGCGGTCGATGCGGTGCTCGAGATGCCGATGGACGCGGCCGACGGCACCACGACCGTCAACCTCACCGCCAAATGGAAGGGCGCCAGCGGCAACGACCTCACCGTCGAGGTGCTCGACGCCACCGGTGCGCCGCCGATCGCGGGCTTGACATTCGACATCGTGCAACCCGCGTCCGGAGCGGCCGATCCGAGCGTCGCGCCCGCGCTCGCGATGCTCGGCTCGGATTGGGTGACGCTAGTGGTCAATGGCCTCGGCCCAGCCAACACCACGGCGCTCGGGCTCATCGCCGCCGCTGGCGAGGGGCGATGGGACAAGCTCGTGCGAAAGCCGTTCGTGGCGTTCACCGGCAACCCCGAGGCGGTCGTCGGCACCGCCACGACGGTGCCCGCGGCGCGCCCGAGCGACCGCGTCAACGCGCAGCTCGTCTCGCCAGGCTCCGTGCACTTGCCCGTCCAGATCGCAGCCGCTCAGGTCCGCGAGATCGCCAAGGTCGCGAACAATAACCCGCCGACGGACTATGGCGGGCGCGCGGTTCGCACGCTCATCCCCGGCGCCGATAGCGTGCAATGGGACTATGCCGAGCGGGATCTCGCGGTCAAAGCGGGCTCATCGACCGTCGAGGTCAAAGACGGCCTCGTGCGCATCAGTGACGTCGTCACCATGTACCATCCGACGGGCGAGGTGCCGCCAGCGTACCGGCACGTGGTCGATATCATCAAGTTGCAGACGGTGATCTACAACTTCGACCTCGAGTTCGGAAAGCCCGAGTGGAACGGCGCGCCGCTCATCCCCGACGGGCAGCCCACGGCCAACCCGAACGCTCGCACGCCGAAGGCGGCAAAGGCG